GCTACACTCAAACGTGTCGAAATGCAAACTAGTCAGCTGCAAGATGCTGATGTTAAATGTTTATTAACCAAGCAAGGAGGAGATGATTTTGTTACATTTCAATCCTTCTCGCGCGGTCATTATTCACGCATGTCTTCTAAGGACAAAGTTAGGATGCAATCCAAACTTGAGGACTCAATCGACATACAGATAAACAATATCTCTAATAACATGCGATCCTTCGTATTTTATTATGATGAAAAGGGTAGAGAAGCCCACGGTTTAATATCTGGCCGACGATGCTTTATTAATAAGCATTTCTTCTCAACTTGGGGACACAACTGGTCCCATATGGAAATTCGTAATGGAGATGAAGTGCTTCATGTGCTTCAAAAATCAGAGTTGAGTATTCAATCTGATCCCACTGAACGAGACCTTTCATGGTTTGACCTTGGAAAAGGATTCAACAGTATGCCGTCTTTGAAACGACATTTAGCGTCTAGAGAAAATTTTGACGCCATTCTTGGAACTCATGAAATCGCAAGAATTCATAGAATCAAGGCTGGAGGAAAAGTTACCCATAGGTACGCTCTTGGGAAAGGAGCTGCAAGAGGGGAACATAAAACTCTTAAAGCGAAACTTCCCAATAATAAACCTTTTAATCTACACCTCGGTGAGCATTTTGTCACCACTGGAATGGAATCGAAGAATGGTGATTGCGGTCTTCCGTATGTTACCACTACCGAATCTGGTGTAGTTAAGATTCTTGGTTTACACTGTGCTCTCGCCAGTTCACAATCTGTGTTTTTGCCCATTTATTTAGACGATGAAGCACAAAAAACTGCATATGTTATGCAGGGAACTGGAAAGATTATAGTTAATCAAGGAACTTATATTCCATCTTGCATTCGTCCTACCCCCGAACGCAAGCAAGCTTACGATGGCAGATTGGTGTCATTAGGGTCGCTTCCGAAGGGAGATTTTATGCCTACTGAGTCGAAAATAGAGGCATCAGTCTTTCAAGGAGATCTGACCACAGAATCAATCTACCCCGTAGAGGTAGCTCCGGCTATGCTTAAGCCGATGACCGTTGACGTTGAGAACGAAATCACCGGTGAGATGGAAGCAGTTTTGCGACAACCCCTTAAACAAGGTCTCGTAAAAATGGTTTCCGCTCCGCGAAGAATATTTCCTAAGTGGATGCAAGAACTGTTCGAACAAGAACCAGAAATTGCGTTTGCTGGATTTTTTCCTAGCACTAAGCGAAAATTTCGCATGTACACGATTGAAGAAGCAATTCAACAATTAGACATGCAAGCCTCGATAGGATTCGATTTTAAAGTCGAAGGTTTCAAGTCTCGAGATCAGCTGTGGCGTAAAGCTACAGAAACTGAACCGGCTTGGATAAATCCTGTCCTCCGCAATAAAGTAATGGAACTTTTTATTGCGATGAAAGCTGGCTACGAGTTAAAGAACGTAGTTTCAGCATGTTTGAAAGATGAAACACGTGATTTAGATCGCGTGTATCAAGGAAAAACCCGGATTTTTTGTGTCGGCAGTTTGGCGCATCTTATTATGACCATTATGGTCGTTGGAGATGTTGTTTTTTATATGAAAGAAAATCATTTGGATACTGATGTAGCGATAGGAATAAACCCACACGGTCCTGAGTGGTGGATCTTGGCTGAAAAGCTTAAGCGACACAAAAACTTCGGAGGCGGTGATTATTCAGGATTTGATTCTGGTATCATTGCCAAGTTTGGATATGCTCTTTATCTTGCGATGAAGTGGTATATAAACTCTGGAGACAATCTCTATGACTGGTATTTATTTAACGTCTGTATGAGTAGCATTGCACCGATATTTGTTATTAATGGTGAATGCTATTGGTCAGACTGGATGAACAGTTCAGGAGGTTGGCTTACAGGTTTCTTAAACTCATTTGTTAATGTGTGTATTTTTAATGCATTTCATTGGCTCGTGTGTACTATGAATAACTTGGGAGAACGATCAAGACTGGTTGATTTGATTTGCGCCTTTTATGGTGATGATAATCTTTGGTCAGTTTGTGACGATCTCAAGGATTTTATAAATATGGAAACCTTAGGAGAATTTATCTGGGATACTTTTGGCATGACTTATACTACCGCTCAAAAAGGTGTTATTAATTCTAAGTTCGTTGAATTTGACGACTTGGAATTCTTATGTCGAAAATTTCGTCCTAGAGAGACTTTATATACCGCTCCTCTTTCAAGAGAGAGCATACACGGAATGCTTTTGTGGATCAAAAAATCGAATTTGCGTCCTGCGTCTGAACAACTTGCAATTAATGTTGAACAGGCAATGATGGAGTTTTTTCATTATGGTCCAGAAGTTTTCCGGAAGGAAGAAGAAAGAATTCGCACTTATTGCGAAATTTATAATATACCGTACACAGCAAGTTCGTATGAATTTTACGAAGACCGCTGGGGTACGGGAATGATGAGCAATCGCTCATAACTTTGTCCCGTCCGTAATGACATTAAACTAATATCTCTAGCTCTCGAGTATAAATTGAGCAAAACAAACCACTGGCAACAGTGAGTGAGGAATGCATGGACG